GGGACGCTGCAAGGATCTCTGTAGGCATCATCTGCACACTGAATGCATTAGCGATTGCACGGACCAACTCAATGCCACTGAATGAGTTATCATTACAGCGACCAATGAAAGGAGACACGTATGCTGCCCCTGCTTTCGCCGCTAGCAGTGCTTGTGCTACTGAGAAGATGAGAGTTACATTGACCTTGATCCCTTCTGCTGAGAGGACCTTACATGCCTTCAGTCCCTCTACAGTGCAAGGGACTTTAATTGTAACTGCTTCACCTAGTGGGAAGTAAGTTTTTGCTTGCTCAATCATTTCGTCAGCTGTCTCGGCAACCACCTCCGTGGAGACGCTGATAAGTTCTGGACATTCCTTAAGTAGTCTTGATGCTACATTATAAAGGGTGTCACCCGATCTCAAAATTAGTGTCGGATTTGTAGTGACGCCATCAATCAACCCTGTGCTGTATGCCTTTTTAATTTCAGAGACATCAGCAGTATCTAAAAAGATTTTCATAATTTAGTTAACGTGAATAACGCCTGTCATACCAGCGCCTTGGTGAGGACCACAAAAGAATTCATAATCGCCTGCATCTGCAAACTTAATCTCCTGAGTTTCTCCAGGAGTGAACATGAGTGATTCTCTGCTGAGGTCAGCACGACCTTCAACAATGATGTTGTGTGGGGGGAGCATACCATTTGTAAACGTTATGGTGTCCCCAGCGGAAATTGAAATATCGTTAGGCTCAAAAATGAGATTTCCGTTAGATCCCATTGTAACTTCTACTGCCCACGTTGGCAACGCGAGGAATAACGAAGCAAATAAAACTATGAAAAACTTCATATGCTATTTGTGTAACTGTAGTTATGTAGGGGGTTTATCCCCCATAGCCACATTCAAATGTCAAGGTCCCGTAACTGTTTCATAGCGTCAGTTTTACCCTTCAACATGCCGTCAATATACCCTGCTCTATACTCCCAAGTCTGCCCACCATCTTTCCCTTTCAGGGGATTGATGCACTGTGAGTCGCCATACTTATTACATACCAGACCAGCAAGATCCAACTCTGAAGAGTCAGATGATGATCCAGTTCCACGCCAAACGTGGGTGCCATTAATCCATGTAGCACCACACTTCTGGCACTCTTTACGTTCCAACTTAAAGTCGGACAGTTCTTTATCCATGATCTAGCAATTCCAAGCTCTCAGTGATTTATTTATTCTACTATCTGGATCGCTCGCTGTCTTCTTAGATGTGAGTTTCCTCTTCATCCCGCTCATTCGCGCACAAAAACTCTTTCTACGAGGGTTCCCAACTTTTTTTGAAGGTGCCTTAAGATCGCTTCCTGGGTTTTCACGCTCATACGACTTCCGTCCTTTTTCATTTAGTCCTCCTTCAGAGTTTTTACCTGACTTTTTCTGCCAGTCTTCAGTAATGAATTCATTAAAGGATTTCATTCTTCTACATTGTCAGGGTTGTTAGCACAATTCTTCTCATGCTTTTCTAACCACGTCTTAGGACGCTGGTGTCCAACAGGCACCGTGATGCCACAGTAACGACACTTCTTAGTTTCAGCCATAATGATAAGCTCCTTTAGTAGTTTTCTTAGGTAGTTTGCCACTTCTAGCTTTGGTGCCAGAGGTTTCGCCATACCCTTCGGGATGTTTGCCTGCTTTGGTCTTACCAATAGAATCAGACTTTGCCTTACTGCCCTTCTCAGTATAGTGAAGTTTAGCAGACTTGTCCTTGTCCTTGGTGATCACGGATTCTTGCCCGTGCTTGCGTCCCATGCGACGCATAACTTTACCGAATCTGCGCTTACTCATCTTATCAGGTTTTGAGGTCTGATAGGACACTTCGCGTCCAGTTTCTCCACTGTCATACTTATACTCACCGACACCTTTCTTGTGTCCGATGCCATGCTTCTTTAGATCCTTTTCGAGTCCTTTACGACCCGCACGGTTCTTTTTTTCGTCAGACCCTCTATCAGCACTGATGTGTCCAGTAACCTGAGTCTTTGACTTCTGCATCATGCGACCAGTAGCATTACCTTCTGCAAGGAATGCACTGAATGAAAGTGTAGTCACTTCCTCACGCTTGATACCACCGATCTTATCGAGTGCTTTACCGATTGCCTTACCGATCTTGTCGCGCTTACGCTCTTTGGGTTTGATGTTAGCACCCAACTTATTCAATCTGCTAGTAGCAGTGCCAGACTTTGCTGCCTTCTGACGCTTGGAGTAGTCCATGTAGGACTCACCCTTCTTCAGTTTCTTAGGATCTGTCTTAGGTTTTGCTGCATCAGCACGATCTTCACGAGCACGAGCATTAGCACCAGGACCACCCAACTTACGATCCTGCTCAGGATCTGGATGCCAATGGTCACCACGCTCGACAATAACAGATTCACCCATTCTGCGTGCTACTCCACGAGCACCACGGGAAAGGGATCTCGCACCAGCACCAACTGCTTTCTTGATACCACGCTTCAGTTTGCTACCAATTCTGCTGAGCAGACCAGGCTTCTTAGGACCTGAATCGCTGCTGCTAGAAGAGGAGTCACTGCTGCTAGAGGAAGAATCAGAAGATGACGTAGTGGGATTAGAAGAGGTAGTCTCAGAATCCTTAGAAGGGGAAGACGATTGGGTGGACTTGTAACCACTCTTAGCGGCACTACCCATGTCTTTCGCGAGATTTTTCGCGTGTCCTGCTGCCTTACCAGCAACTTCAGCACCCTTGACAGCACCTTTGCGTGCCAGTTTAGCGCCAGTCTTAAGACCAGACTTCAGTGCAGACCCAACCTTCTGAGCAGCACTCTTAACCTTGGCAAGTTTATCGGATCTAGATGAAGAACCACTTCCGATACGACTCCTTGCTTCAGCACCAGCATCCTTGCCAGCACTTTGTCCTTCACCAGAAGCAGCAGATGCTTTGTCCTTCAAGCGAAGAGCATTGACCTTAGCAGGACTGGTAACCTCAGTGAGTAAACTCAGTGAATAGTCAACAGACTCACAGAGCATCTCTGTGACGTGATCAATATCTCTACCTTCTGCCATCTCCTCAACGAAGACTTCTGCCACGATCTCTTCAATAAGAGTATCGCTAAGGAGTGAGACCTCCCAATCATTCAACTCAGCAAAGATGTCAACTTGATCGAAGACACTTTCTTTCTGTAGTTTGGCAGCTCTCTTTGCCTTAGTCTTAGCAAGGATGCGTGCCTTTGCATCATCCTGATCCTTCTTAGGAATAGCAGTTACTGCGCCAACCTTCTGGTCAACGTCACCAGGAGCATAACCTTCCACTTCGAGAGTCTTAGGATAGTCCTTAGATCCTTTCTTAGCAGGTGCTTCACCACGCTTACGCTTGGCATGAATGTTGTCCCAGAGACCTTTCTTACCTTCTCCCAGGTCAGTCTCTTCTTTCTTAGTCTTCATGATGGCACCCTTGCCATACTTAGCAGTGATGTCTGCCTTTACTCTGTCTATTGCAGAGGTGCCAGCACCATACTTCTTATCTGCATCTTTCTGTAGAGGAGTTTTACCTGCAGGTTTCTTACCAAACGTATTTGGTTTACCAATAGGTGCTTTACTACTACGAGCTCCCATACCACCACGCTCTAGTTGGCGGTCTTTCATCTTGTCGTAGTCTTCCTCACTGAGGGCAGCGATTTGTGAAAAGGATTTCATGTGCTTCTCTGTATTTAATTAGTGTGATCAACCACCAACCACTTGGACTTGCTCGACTACAACGTCGGCTCCTCCAGCAGTGAGTTTAACTGCACGCTTAAGTGCGGGGACAGTGCCTGCTGCAACCTTTGCAGTACCCAGGGCATAATCAGCACTTGCTGCACTACTGTCATAGTCAGTAGTGATTGTGGTATTTGAAACCGCAGTTACTTTCTTACCACCAGATCCAGCAGATACAAAATCACTTGTAAACGCTGCATCACTATTTGCTTCAGTTGCGATATAATCTCCAACAGCAAACTTATGTGCGGGGGTGCCACCACCAAGGACTGTGATAACAGCAGCTGCTGCATCAGTCATCGCGTTGATTTGTGCATTCTTTGCCTTACCGCAAGACAGGAGCAGTGCTTCACCTGCTGCAAGTGTTACGGCAGGACCAGCATCAATCTTGATAGTGGACGCTGATGCTGCATAGCAGCGGAGGACACCTGACTTCACCACAACGTAGCCACTGCCACTTGCAGAAATGGTTTGGGTGTCAATGACATTTAATACTGACATTGTTAATACGTACTCCTACGATTCTATTTATCGCGTTGTTGTTTTAGAAACTTGGCGAGATCTGCTGTGCTACCTACAAACATGGTATTGTTTGTAGTGTTAACTTCTTTAGATTTTTTGGGATTTTCGATATCGTTGACTTTCTTTTGAAGGTCTACGAGTTTGTCCGCCACGTCGCCAACGTGCTTGATCAATTGACCAGCAACCTCAAACGCACGAGGTTGATCGGATTGTTGTGCTAACTCAAGAATTCCATCTACTGCTTCCTGACCTTTTTCAATCAGGGAGTATAGATTGCCACGAGTATACTCATAGTCTTTCTTCAGTTGATCCTGAGTAGAGACGGGATTCTCTACAGGCACAATAGGTTCGGGTTTTGCTTCAGGGACGATTTCGCTAGCGACATCGAGTGCTTCCTCAATGCCGTCATACTTACTCGTCTTGTCCTGTGACTGGGTTGTAATCTTTTGCATCGACATAATGAGATGAGAACTCGGAGAATCCAAAATCGTCTGTAGGATCTGCATTGAGCGGATCTGGTTGGACGGTATAACGCAATTCCCGTGGTGCCTGACGGTCCACAGTAGTTGCATAGTCCACCTGGACTTTCTTGATGACTTCGCCACTTGCGTCGCCTACAGGACCGTACAGGTATGTCTTAGCGACGAATTGTAGGGTATATACAAGTGTGCGGCGAGTGTCATAGTCACCCTCATATTCATCACTATAATCTACTGATGTGAGAGTCACAGGATAGTCTCTTTTCTCACCGAGATCTGGGACCAGATTCATGGTGAGGTTAAAACTTGGTTGGAAGTATGGAAGAATCTGCTCTAGGATTTGCAGAGAGTCATCCTGATTCTTTGCAAGGATTGCTAATTCAAAATTGATATTGTATGGCACAGGCATGAATGCCTTTGTATTAGTGCCGTCAGTCTTAGTATTTCTGATCGCAGAGATAGGTGACAACTTCCTAGTAGGATCATAAGAGATACCACCGATCTCAAACGAAACTCTAGGGAGTGTGATCTGTGCCTGATCTTGTGTAGACAAGTCACCTACTTGACGGAGACGTGCCAAGAATTTTTGCTTAGGACCATACGCCAGAGGCACCTTCATAACTTCAGTCTTCGATCCCTTAGTGCGACGAAGCTCAATGTTATTAAACAGTGTGCCGAATCCGACAACTGTCTTTCTTATAATTTCGTGATATGTGTAAGTGCCTAGCATTACAGAGTGCCTCCAGAATTACCAAACTCACCGAAGGGATTAACCTCAGTAAAGTCCAGAATGCCATCTGCCTGTGTCTCGATAATTTGGTTAGTATCGATAGTGTCAGAAGTATTCACATTATTTATGGTGTTGTAATTAGCACTTGTCCAGGATGCACTAGACACATCTCCAGTGATGGTCTCAGGAATTGTAAATCTACCGTCACGATTGATGACGATTAACTTACCAGTACTAGCATCCCACGATTTAACATCAGCTGTGGTGTTGGAGGTACCGCCCGTAACAGTCTCACCAACGGTAAAGTCTCCTGACCCACCTGCCAATAATGTGACGGTGATAGCGTTGGCAAAGTTGAGCTCGATAGCATCGACTTCTGCGACTCCTGTATCGAAGTCTTCGTCAGAGTATTCAAAGAGCTCACAACGTAAACCCCAGACATGAATCTTTCCGAGTTGATAGAAGGGAATTTCATGCTCGACGAATTGGATCTCAAAAGTTTTGTTAGCAAGGGGGAAATGAATGAGGTCACCTTCATTGGGTCGTCCTTCTACTATAAGTGTGTGGTTGTCGTCTACTACTTCAGTAAACCTAGTGCGTGAAATAATGAATGTAACTTGGTCGGAGATTCTGACTCCGAATTTGCTAAACATGTCACCATCGCCACGAAACCCATTGGCATCTTCGATGTATGCTTCTAGAAGATATGCACCATCAAATTTTGATAAGGTATCTTCTCCAAAAACAGTATCTTCATTAACCAACGTCCTCGGGACATAGTAAACATCCTTACCGAACATCTTGATCTGCTCGACCACTAGATCTCCTACGAGATCTTGCTCTCCTGTTGTGCCTTGACTAAAGTAACTGTTAGTAGCCATCTTATCCGATCATATCTAGAGGTGGTAATTCCCATTCTGTACGTAGTTGCTCTTCTAGTGTCTTGAGCTCATCTACAGCATCGTTATAAATCATCTCACCATTTAGAGACACACCACCTGGCATTTGCACTCCAGTAAATTTAGTCATATTGCTTCCCCATTGCTTTTTAATCTTAGCGGAAGCATAATCCTTGACCCACATCTGATCGTAAATCTCAGTCCATGTGTCTGGATTCAAAGCACGATATGCATGGATAACAATATACTGACCAACCAAAGCATCTGCTCTCCAATCAAAGTCAAT